TCATTATACAGGATCAATCCCAAGGTACTTATCACGGGTGATGGGACGGGTGCTACAGCGTATTCCCTGATAGATTCAGATACCGGTAAATTACAATCGATAAATATGCTCAATACGGGCAGGAATTATTCTTATGCTACGGTCACTATATCTGCTAATGCAGAATTTGGATCAGGCGGTACAGCATATTCTATAATATCTCCTCCTGGCGGACACGGGTCTGATGTAATTTCTGAATTAGGGACAGATATAATGGGCATATCTGTCGAAACTAAACCTACAGACGAATTTCCTAGCTGGGCAACATATCGTCAGATCGGTCTGTTATTTAATCCTACAGCATCTTCAAATTCTACGTTGTTTTCTAGTTTGAAATTTGACTACATGTTGAATTTCGAACTGTTCAATACGACAGACATATCTAATAAAAGAGACACTATAAGAGAATTGCTCAGCAAAGCTACGGCCACTGTAGCATTTATGAATACCACTTCGATGTATGTCTTAAATTCTGAAGGTAGTTTCAGATCATATGAGACTATAATATCGGGTGATACTGGTAAAACTTGTACGATTACTATTATAAATAATCCTGAGTTGGTGCCATATTCAGGTGAGATATTCTATTATAAGAATATTCAACCCATCAATAGAGCTAGCATCACTAAAGAACAAGTAAAACTATATTTTAATTTTTAAGGAAATATGATGGCTGAGTTAAAGACTGATTTTAATGTTGCCCCATTTTATGATGATTACGATGAGGATAAGCAGTATTATAGGATGCTGTTTCGTCCGGCAACTGCTGTGCAGGCAAGAGAATTAACTCAGCTCCAGACGATGATGCAGAAGCAAGTCTCTCGATTTGGAGACAGCATCTATAAAGACGGGAGCGTAGTAGAAGGTTGTAATTTTACAGAATATCCAAATATTCCTCAGATAAAATTCAAAGACAAATCTGCTACGACTCTAGATTTTAGCTTAGTGATTAAAAATAATACTGATGTAGCGAACGTACAATCACATCTCACCAATTCTTATCTCCTCGTCTCAAATACGACAGGGTTGAGGGCTGCTATCTTTGACGCTTATGTCGGAGCAGAATCTGTTGTCAATCAAGGATCTGCAGATACGAATAGAGCATATGTGATATATCTGAATTCAGGAAATAATGCTGGCCAGCAAGTATCTACTTTTAACACATCTAGCGAACAGATCGATGTGTATAATCCTAACCAAGATAAGATAGGCCCATTGGTCGCGTCAAACAGAGAAGGCATCCTCTATACGCTTTCTTCTAACAGCACAGTAAATGCTCTGGGTGTAGGATATGGCCTACATGTAGGAGAAGGAATCATATATCAGAAAGGATTCTTCCTAAAGACACTCGCTGATAATTTTGTCATAAAAGAACATTCATCTAGTGTCGCAGGACTTAGAGTCGGGTTTGATACAGCAGAATATATCGTAAAACCCGCAGAAGATAATTCTTTATACGACAATTCTATAGGAAGTTCAAATCAGAATGCGCCAGGTGCATACAGATTAAAACTGGTTCCCTCACTCGTAGTATATGATTCTGCTAATACTGAAGTTGATATCCCTAAAGATTTCTTACCCGTCATTGACTATGATGGTGGGTTCGGTGTACCTGTCACTTCAACAGTAGATGCACAATACAGCCTCATCGGTGATATGATAGCAACGAGAACTAAAGAAGAATCTGGCGATTATATCGTCCGTCCGTTTCAAGTGAGCGTTGAGAATTCAGCAAATTCACAGACGTTCTATTATAACGTATCTCCTGGTACAGCATACGTTGATGGTTACAGAATCAATTATACTACAGCACAAAAGACAGAAGTGCAAAGAGCAATATATTCTGAGTCAGTAAATAACCAAATCGTCACAGTAAATTTTGGAAATTATTTAAAAATTAGAGAAGTTGTCGGCATATTTGATATCGGTTCAATCCCAGATGTTGGAATATATAGCGCCAATCAATATGCAATCACACAGAATCCCGGCACTTCAGCAGTCCTAGGATCGTTAGTAGGAAATGCTAATGTGAGAGCTATCATGTTTAATAGCGGTACCAAAGGCACTGCTGCAGCAGAATACCTGCTTTATATTAGCAATATCAGAATGAAAGCAGGTAATAGTTTTGCTGCAAATGCTAAGAGCATACACATCGCTTCTGGAACTTATGGTAAAGTATATGCTGACATATATCAAGCAAATGGTCAATCAGAAGTATATGAAAGTTCAAGCAAACAATTGATATTTGATACAGGATTAAAAGGTGTTAAGAATCTATTGAGCAATACAGGTATTAATAGCACCTCTTATATTTACAGAACTACTAGCGATGCTGCTACATTAACAAGAGGATCTGGGGTAGCTACTGCAACCATTACTATACCTTCTGATAAATATAATTATAGCGGTTCTCTATTAGACAATCCTTCTGAAGATATCAATGTGATGTTTAATGCAGCTGCTTCATCTAACCTGTATTCTACGACACGATCAGTCGACCCTACTATATACTTAATGGCAAGTGACTCATTAGGACGAACAGTATCAAACATCGGCAACCCGGCAGTAGGTACTGCACCATGGATATCAAATTTCGGCAGCGAAAATAATCAAAATCCTAAAGTCGGTGAAATACTTAAACTTGTAGTCTCAGGCACCACAACATATCATCATGTCGTCAGTGTTCCATTAGCTAATACGATAGTAGTCACACCTCGTGTTTCTGCTTCAGCATCTGTGACAGGTGCAATATATAAATTCCATCCTAAAGGTTCATATGTAAATTTTAATGGCACAGGAAATACGATACAGTTCAACACCACAACTGATATGTCCATATCGTTAAATATGGATTTGAATCCTGACACACTTGCAGCAGGATCAGTTGTTGCACAGACACCTATCATCAGATCTAGCGCTACACCAATCGGAAAAGATGTCAAAAAAGATACCCATGTCGCCATCAATTGTGCAACTCATTCTGCTACAACATTAGGTCCATGGTCGCTAGGACTTCCTGATGTATATAAAATCTCAAGCGTCTATGTTGGAGCTTCATTTGCTAACACAAATCCAGATAGAAAAGACTGGTTTGTATTGGATAATGGGCAAACTGATGCGTATTATGGATTATCTCAATTAAAGATACTACCTAATTATCAATCACAATTAACATCTGCGAGCAGAATATTAGTTAGATTCAATCATTTCACACCAAATTCTAGTTCTACTAAAGCGATGTTTTTCTCTAAAGATTCTTATCCTATTGATGACGCTAATACAGCAAATACTACTGCAATAGCAACAGCTGAAATTCCATTATATAGATCTGCAGATGATAATTATTATGATTTAAGGAATTATATTGATTTTAGACCTGTCATGGCTAACACAGCAAACTCATCTGCCCAGACACTTTCTACGCTGACAAATGTTACAATCAATCCTGCAAATAATCAATCAGTATATTATTCAGCGGTAGGTTCTAAAGTTGCATTGGAACCTGATTCTAACTTCACGTTCAATGTACAATATTATCTTCCTAGATCAGATGCTTTGTTGATAACTAAAGAAGGTCAGCTTATAGTAAAATCCGGCGCGCCTTCGAATAATCCTAAACCACCGATACTGAATAATTCAGGATTGAAAATCGCAGACATATATGTTCCTCCTTACCCATCTCTAACATTCCAAGAAGCAGAATAACATGACATATAACAGAAGAGATTTGGCAGTAAAAGTCGGCATTAATGTTGTCAAAGGTTATACTATGAAAGAGATAAGCGCTCTTGAAGATAGGATCAAGAGCTTAGAATATTATACTGTCCTGAACATGTTAGCTTTAGATTCAAAATCATTATCAATCAAAAACGATGAAGGATTTGAACGCTTTAAACAAGGGATATTTGCAGATCCTTTCAATGATGACACTATCGCAAAGACAAACGATATTGAATTTAATATGGCTATCAGTTCAGGCCTATCTATTGCCAGGCCAAACTTCAATGAAGCATTCATAAGATTTGATATTAATTCTGCTACTTCTTCTGGAATCACAGTAAAAGGTCCTTTTGCAATGTTGAATTATACCCATGAAAACATAGGTGGGAATGAATTTGCTACAAAATATAGGAATTGTGCAGAATCATTCTATAGCTTTCAAGGTGCTGTAAGACTTTATCCAGAATTTGATAATCAAAATCAAGATACGAGAAAAGCAACACAGACTATCGAGATCGATCTGGCAAAAGGTTTTGAGGATGCAGCGAAAGCAGGTGCATTTAAAGATATCGACACGATACAAGGTAATCCTACATCGAAAAAGACAGGTAATAAGACCACATATACTTCAAACACGACACAGACAATAACAGATATCAAAGTGACTTCAACGACCAAGACACAAGATTTAGGTGATGTTGTCAGAGACGTTACTACACTGCCGTATATGGTACCTAGACCAATCGGGTTCGTAGCGACCGGATTGAAACCTAATACTAGAGTATATCCGTTTTTTGATAAGATATCAGTCGCATCATATTGTGCTCCTGGAACTTTAAATACTGCTTATACATCATCTGGCGAAGCTAAATCTGTTGCTGATGCGAGCACCGCTGTAATAAAAAAGGGGGCAAACGGCGATGCATTAATAACTAGTAATGTAGGTTTCGTTGCAGGATTATTTTATCTTCCTGCGGATACTTTCAGATCAGGTGAAAGAGTATTCACTCTAATCGATACTACTGATATTACAGCCGTAGATGCGATATTGACTAGCGCAGAAGGAAGATATACGGCATCTGGACTTTCTGTTACAAAACAAGATGTCAAATTCCAAGTAGAAGAACCTATATTTACGCCGGTTACTACTACACAGACTTTGCCTCCACTAGTATGGAGCTACACTGATCCGCCACCTCCGCCGCCGAGCAATCCAAGAAATGAGGGTACAGGTGGGGGTACAGGTAATTCTGCAGGAGGCAAGTCAGATTGTCCGACTTATACGATTGGCGGCGATGGGTCAACATACACATCTCCAGGAGGTTTCTGTCATGCTCCGTGGGCAAAGATTACTATGGCTGATGGATCGCTAAAAGAAATTCAGCATATTCAAATAGGTGATCAAGTTAGAGGCATCAATTCTATTAATATTGTAATTTCAGTATCAGGAAGGAATTTAGATTCTAGATTGATATCATTCAATAATTCAGGTTATTTTGTGACTGAAACACATCCTCTTCTTACAGAAAATGGATGGGGTGCTTTCAATCCTGATCTATATAAACA